ACCTTTTCACACTTTACAATCTTCTTCCCAAAGTACTGAGAGCCAAGTGCTGATAGGGCGTGTGTGGATACGCATAATAGATCCTCAGCACGATATCCTGACTTCGCAATTTGGGACATTTTGCTTAAAAAAATACAATATGAACACTCAATTTTTATTTGGCAAACTTTAGTCGTCAAGCTTTACCATTACCAATATCAAGGAACCTCATAGCAACCTCATAAGGAACTGAGAACCTTACTGTCATCTGCGTTGTTAGAAGAGCAATTGAGCCCTTTGGACAAGGGGGCCGCACACCAAATTCAGAGTCACCATCCTGTGCAATCACTTCAAGGCGAAACTGATTTGTCCTGAAGTTACCCTTGTGCTCAAGGCCATTATCTCCATGATAAGATCCAGCATCAGAATAACCCAGATTACTTATAATATCAAGATTAATATGAACACCCTTGTAACTATCAGATAAGATTATACGGGTAGGCTCAACTATAATATGCCAGATATTCTTAGGCTTGTTAGGAGGCCCTTCCACTGAAACAGTACCCATATATCCAATTACCATGGTTTGATATAAACTAGGGTAAATGGATAAAAAGTCAATTTTATTAGTCAATGAATACCTTATTACAGATGCCATTTCCAAATCTAACCCATTGGAAGGCATATACAAAGACGTGAACTTCCCATTCTGTATCTGAACTACCACCTGGAGGCTTCACATTCAAGGTAAGGCGAAGAGAGTTCAGACGACTTGCATTGATTGTACCTGTAGGGTCATGTTCACCTGGATGTCTTGCAAAAGAATATCCATAGATAAAAGCATCGTAAGGTGTCTTACCTCCTCTATGAGCCCTTGAGATATGAGAGCGAAACCAGTTCTCATCTTGTGATATAATATCCTGACCATTCGCCTGTATCTTTGCTGAGATTAACAAGGGTTCTAGAGGTGCAAAGGTGGGATCATAATCCTTTTCAAGTGTAGCACTGTAATTTGTCCATTCATTATTCAGAGTAATTGCTGCCTTGCGTCTTAAGATCCAGACAATTTCTTCTACTGGCTGGTTTGCTTCTAAGGGGAGCTGAACAGTAATAAGATCGTTTCCAGACTTGTTGACCACATATTTCAAGGGTTCTGTAAAGTCAAATTGCTGAATCTCTCGAAATGGCCTTTCAAATTGCTGTCTAAGAAGCATCTCACGATAAGGACCATCGACAAATACACCCTGTGTCAGAAGCTGAATATTCTTTAACATAGGTTCATCTGAACTCGAATTAATCTTAGTAAGCTTATTAATCGTAAGCCTTGTATCAATCATCTCATACGATTTATTAAGAGGTGTATCATCGCATGTTGCACGAGAGCCAGATAGAATACGAACAATCTGACTAAATTTCTTAAGGGTTACACGGATTCTCATAGTTCCCTCTCGACAAGCAATAAGAGGAAAGGTTGCTGTAACTCTTTCTCTGAGCATGGAAAACATAAGGGGGACTGTGACCCATCCATCTTCTGTGAAGCCTGGCCTTGTTCCATCAGACGCTTTCAGATCATCCATCGACTTAAGACCTAGGGTATCTGCTAGACCTACTGAAGTATTTAAGTCTGGAAAAAGAAGTGAAATTACGTGTATGGAATCACCTGTAATTCTTTCTAGAACTTGGTCGTCTACTTCTAAGGTTGCCTCTTCTAGGACAGCAGTTCCTAGTGAATTACAATAAGTCCATAATTCATTTTTATTCCGTGGAAGAAGAATCTGCGTACGAAGATTCTCTCTTAGACCCATTGTAAACCAGTCACTCAGCTGCAACTGTATGTAAAGGCCGCTAATCAAATCTCCACAATTCATATCTCCCATTTCAAAGGTAAAGGTCTGACCGAAGGTAGCGGGTCCACGAAAAGTAAATTCACGCATAACAGATGACATTGGAACTGTCCGTAGACTCTCATCTCTTGTAAACTTTGTAACCGTAGCGTCTAATGGAAATAAAATATTATCCTGTATATCCCTTGACACTAAATCTAGCAAGGTTGTTGCAGGGCCTCTTGGCTGTTTTGTTCCATATGCATCCCGTTGATTAATATCCATCTACTTAATGTGATATGCTTATTTTAAACAGTTATCGCATTACTTTGTACCCGTGCTTCCAAATCCACCCTCACCTCTCTGAGTCTCAGGAAGGCTGTCTACAAAGGCAACCTCCTTAATATAACCGAGACCTGGAGCAATCACCTGAAAGAGACGAGTTCCAGCGTCAATATACTGGGTAAGGCCACCAACACCGACTAGAGGTGCCTTAAGCTCACCTCTATATGAGCGATCAATAATACCACGGCCATTCGCCATCATAAAGCCCGTCTTGTAGATAGATGAACGGGGCTCCAGAGTAAAGTGACAATCCTCTACAAGCTCGATTCCAGTATCTAGCTGCGTATACTTTAGCATACGTGCCTTAACGCCAAGGGGTGTGAGTCCAGTAGCTGAAGCACTGTGATCAGCTACAATCTTAAGGTCATAACCAGCATTCTCTGAACTGAGGTTCTCAACGGTGCCTACAGGAGGATAGAATGACTTGCCCTGCTCAGTAACAAGAAGCTCAAGGCGATACGTTGACATACTATTCGTCATGGCAACTCGTTATTCAAATTTATTCGTGCATAAAAAATTGACTTAGTAAGCTCGTCATTGTATAGTAATAATGACGAATTCACCTGTATTTGACACTGAAGTCATGCCATCCTGCTGTATGAGACATAATCCTACGGTAAAAGAAGAGTTTCAGGAAGATGTCAAAGTATTCCTTGCTGTCAGTTGTCTTTATGTTGTATGTGCAATTTCAGGTTATCAAGCAGCAACACTTGCTTCAGCATCATGCCTGGTTATTATCCTATTCAATGTAGCAGTGGGATTTCATAAGATTTCCTTTCAACCGACGGTTGACTATGTAGAGACAGATACTCTTTCTCAGAAGCAGAAAGAGCATGGTGCTAGACTTTCTCGCCCAAACTTTCAGGAGGATGAGGACCGTGTTCTAACACAGCTTCGTGTAATTGAACGTGAGACACAGGCTCGAAATGTTCTAAAAAATGTTACGCTGTCAACTACACCTTCTTCCACGAATTTAGTTGATGAGAATCCTAGAGTATACTTCTCCAATAATCATTATCTCCACGGATACATGGATTCAGACTAATTTCCGAACAACATAGCACCCCTTTGATCTTCAATCTTAAAGAGACCCCAGCCAATTGATATTACCCTCATGGTTACTCTTTTTTGCCCCAGACTTGTTGGCAATGTATCATAGATATCTAACCAAAGAGTTGGGCGATCAGCACTTGACATATTGACTGTACCAGATGGCCTTCTCTGTTCAGGTGCCTTTGCACCATACTGTGGACCTATGTTGAACGATATCCATGAAATAGGAATACCTGGATTTTTTTCAGCCTTTGTAAAGGGTGAAATATGCTCCCATAAAAGATTATCTCGCTGCTTTTCCCTTTCTTTTGCTGCAATCACTAATTCCATCAGATTATAATATTCACCTGAACCCATTGGGTTCTTCAGATTCCATGGTTGGTTCCTTTCCATATTATATTCTGACTGAAACATAATCATTATACTTTCAGACGGATGTCTTCCATCAATTCTCTTTGTAATATAAGATGTTCCTCCATTTCCAACAGCCACGTAATCAGAAGGATCTAAACTTAACTTATTCTCAAAGGGTCTCAAGAATGGAATTTCGAATATATGAGATTTCATCAAGGCCTGTAAGTCCTGTCTGATATATCGCTGGGTTGTCTCCAGAGTAATCAATGGTTTTCCAATCTCTTCCCTCCTTAAGGGTTTTATTGCCGTCTGCTTTCCATTTTTATCGATTAGTCTAAGATCAGAACGATCCCAGGGAGTTGGTTTAACTGCTTGAGAAGATGACTCAACAATATCTTCTAATCGTCTGATCTTACAACGAACTCTGAATTTCTGACCCGGGAGGGAGACAAAAGGAAGACCTCCTTCATCAGGATGAGCACATCCTATAAGAGGTAGTCTTAAAGTAAGTTTTTTAGGATTCGCATTCCTCTGAATCTCTAAGGGACTGCCACCATGACATCCAAACTCCTTTAAGATAAGAGCCTCTTGTGCTAAGGAACTTTGCATGTGATACCAGGAATACAAGAAATCACCACTGAATTCTTGTAGTAAGAGTTGATCCTGGTAAAACTGGATCTGTTCAAACAAAAAAGCACCTATACCCTGAGTATATCCATATGTCTGACCTGAGGCGTCTGTTAAAAGATTCGTCTGATTTAAGGTTGCGACAGACAAGGGAAGCCAAGTGGGCAACTCAACCACAAGGGCTGCCGAGATTAAGATGTCTCCAAAAACTTCCATTTCCCATTCAACTGTACGACCAAAGTCAATCATATTCAAAGGCTGCGTAGTTCTAGTCTCATCAATTGTTGCGGGCCATGTCTGAATATTATAAGTGAAAGGGACATGTGCTGTCTTATCTGAACTCATGAAGTATACATCTTTTTTACCCCTTGCTACTAACTCTAATAAAGACCCCTCTGCTGAAGTATTGGGTCTATCCATCTGATTACAGCTAT